TTTTTTATGGCATCAACATACACACCTTTAGGTGTAGAACTTCAAGCAACTGGTGAAAACGCCGGTACATGGGGTAATAAAACAAACGTCAATTTACAAGTCATTGAACAAATAGCTGGTGGTTTTACACAACAAGCTTTAACTAGTGGTGGAACTGTTGCTTTAACGAGCAGTGATGCAGGAACAGGAGACGTTCTTGCACATAGAGTAATAGAATTTACTGGATCTTTATCTGGTAATGCAGTTGTTACAATACCTCTTGATGTTCAAAATTTTTATTTTTTAAGAAATTCTAGTTCTGGTGCATATACGGTTCAGTTTAAATATACATCTGGATCAGGAAGTTCTGTAACTTTTTCTACTACAGATAAAGGAGATAAATTAGTTTGTGCAAAAGGTAATGATGGAACTAATCCTGATATTGTAGAAATATCATTAGCTACAGCAGGCACAGTAACAGAGACTGGCACACAGACTTTAACAAATAAAACATTAACATCACCTAAAATAGGAACATCTATTTTAGATACGAATGGTAATGAATTATTTTTATTAACAGCTACAAGTTCCGCGGTTAATGAATTAACATACGCAAATGCAGCTACAGGAAACAAACCAACACTTACTGCATCTGGTGGCGATACTAATATTGGTGTATCAATCCAGCCAAAAGGCTCTGGAACAGTAACTATTGATGCTTTAACATTTCCAGCAGCAGATGGTAGTAGTGGTCAGATATTACAGACCGATGGTTCTGGAACACTAAGTTTTACAACGCCTTCAAGTGGTATATCAATGGGAAAAGCTATTGCAGCGGCGATAGTTTTCGGATAAAAGAAGTTTAGGAGAATAAAAAATGGCAGCACCAAATATAGTAAATGTTACAACGATTAACGGTAAATCAGCAGTAGCTGATTTAGGTACAACTTTAACAACAACTTTATTAACAGCAGCATCAGATCAAGTTAACAAAATTAATTTAATCAGAGTTACAAACGTAACAGACAACGATGCAACAGTTACAATTGATTCAGAAGTTTCAGGAACCCATAAAGAACTAGCTGATGAACTTACAGTTCCAGCTCACGCTTCAGTTGATGTAATAGATAAAAATTCATCTTTCTATTTACAAGAAACTGATCTTATTAGAGGCGGAGCATCAGCAGCATCAACACTAGTAGTTACAATATCATACGAACTGATAGACGACGCGTAGGAGAACTAAGCTATGGCTGAAAGTTATCCTAGACGAGACCAAGCCAGAGGGCTTTGGAAGATCAACAACATTACTAAAAATATAAAAGAAGAAGGAACTTATCCATCTGGTGCAACTAGAGGAGTTGTTTGTGGTGGAACTACACCTTCAAAAGAAGTTACAATGAGTTTTATAACCATTGAAACCACAGGTAATGCAGCAGACTTTGGAGATTTAACTGTAGCAAAAACTTATCCTGCTATGGGTCAAGTATCTTCTTTTACAAGAGGAGTAATTGCAGGAGGAGTAACTCCATCTTACATAGATAGCATTGATTATGTTCAAATTCTTTCAACAGGTAATGCAGCAGATTTTGGTAATTTAACAAATTCAGCAGGTTATATGGCTGGAAACTCAAACAATACAAGATGTGTTTTTGGGCCAAGAAGACTTTCTCCAGGTGCATCAAACGTATTAGATTTTATAACTACGGCTACTTTAGGTAATGCAACAGATTTTGGAGATGCTACTGCTGCAAGACGAAATATGCCTGGAGCATCTAATAATACAAGAGGTTTAATTTTTGGAGGAGAAGAAAGTCCAGGAACAGTAAATAAAATAGAATTTTTAGAATTTTCAAGTGGAGGAGGCACTGTAGACTTTGGAGATTTATCTGCAAACAATCAAGATTCAGGTGCTACAGCTAATAATACAAAAGCTTTAAATCTGGGAGGATATTTAGGTGGGAGTTATGGAAATACCATAGAGTCTGTTAACATAGGAAGTTTAGGTAATTCGGTTGACTTTGGTGATTTAAGCATAGCTAAAAAAGGTAGCACTACTGGGTTAGGAAATAAAGTAAGAGCAGTTTCCGCTGGAGGTTTTACTGATCCAGGAGTTTCAAATGTTATTGATTTTGGTAATTTTGATACTAGAGGAAATTTTTCAGATTTTGGAGATTTAACTGTGGCAATACAACAAGCTGGTGGTTTTTCAAATCAACATGGTGGCTTACAAGAATTCCAACCAAGAGCCCCGGAACTTTATTCACCAACAGGTACAGTTGTACCAAGAGGTGGTGGAGTTGGAAATGTAGGGTTGTTTGCAGGTTATCATTCTCCATCTGCTGCAGATGCCATAGATTTTATTACAATTAATTCAACAGGTAACGCAATAGATTTTGGAAACTTAACCACTGCAAGAGGAAGAGCAGGAGCAGGATCTTCATCAACTAGGTTAGTTGTAGGAGGTGGTGAAACACCAAGTGCATCAAATGTAATTGATTATGTAGAGTTTTCTAATAAAGGTAATGCAGCAGATTTTGGAAATTTAAGTGTTACTCGTAATCAAGTAGGTGGTTTATCAAATCAAACTAGAGCAGTCTTTGCAGGGGGTTTTGTTTCTCCAACTTTTTATGACACAATGGATTACATAACAATTGCAACTGTAGGTGATGCAACTGATTTTGGAAATTTATCAGCAGCAAAAGGTTCAGTTGGAACAACTTCAAGTTCTACAAGAGGATTAATAGGTGGAGGTAGAAGCCCTTCTCAAACAAATGTTATAGAATATATAACTATTGCCTCTACTAGTAATGTTACAGATTTTGGCGATTTAACTCAAGTTATGTCAACAAACGCAGGAGCTTCTTCTTCAACAAGAGGATTGTTTGCTGGTGGATTAAATCCTGGAGACAGTGCAGGTATAAATGTAACTAGTTATGTAACGATAGCTTCAACAGGTGATGCATCCGATTTTGGTGATTTAACAGTTGCCAGATATATTGTTGGTGGTGGAGCATCCAATAGTATTAGAGCAGTTTTTGCAGGAGGAAAAGCTCCAGGAGATAATAATACTATTGATTATTTTACAATAGCTTCAACAGGCGACGCTGCAGATTTTGGGGATTTAATTACGGCGAGTTCTGGAAGATCAGAAGGTCAGTGTTCTAACGGACATGGTGGACTTTCCTAATATTATATAGTATAAATCCTACGAACATGATTTTACGCATGCAATATAAAGGAGAAAAATATGTCATCTAAAGACTTAGTAATATCAAAACTATCAAACTCACCACTGGTTAAAAAAGAGTATAAACAAATGTTAACCAACATCAACGCAACACTACCAGCAATAAAACAATCAAGCTCAAACTTCTACAAATCACACTCACAGTTTATGGGTGTTATGTTAGATGTTACAGCGATTACACCTATTAGATCAGTCAAACATACACTAGCTGAACTAGATAAAACTAGAATGGCTCTAGAAGAAGCACAACTTAAAATGATGAAGAAAGATATTGAACTTCGTCAAAAAGAAAAGAAACTAGCTGATGGAGATTACAAAGATGAGCTGGAAAGAGAACTATTAGAAACTGAGATACTAGAGGTTAAAGTAAACATGAATAATATACAAAACTCAGTATCTGGAGCTATCAGAAAGATGAACTTCTTTACTAATCAATACAAGAGTATCTTGAAGAAGTTAGGTAAAGATGATATCACTGAGGAAGAGTACGAAAAAGAGGAGTCTAGATATCATGTCATGACTTGTCTAAAACAAGCTCTAAACGCTGCTCGTGCCCGAGGTGGAGTTATAGATGAAGGAAACTTGATTTATCTCTTTGATATGGGTATAAACAGTGCACAGGCACAAGCTGAAATCTATGCTTATTTAAAGATGGAAAATAAATTAATGGATGAAGGTAAAGCGCCAACTCACGAAATGACCATGCAATGGTTAGAAGCGTGCGCTGATAAATTTTCAGGAGATGCAGAAAAATTTGCAGAGCGTAGAGGATTTAAGCTGTACGATGAAGAGTCGCTCAATACTAAACTGATAGCAAATAAGGAGAAACCAAATGGCAAACAAGATAGTTAAATACAAACTTACAGATGCAGGGACAATTCCAACATGGATAGATGATGGTGGATATTTTCCAGACACTTCTGAAGTTATGATTGGTGCAACGGTTGATGATTCAAGTGAAGTAGGACTTGGTGAAATTGCAAGTGAAGCAGATGTAAAAACGTATTTAGATACGTATACATCCTCTTGGACTGAACCAGATGAAAGTTCTGATGATCCAAATGCAACTAAACCATTCGATCAAACACAAGCAGCCACATATATCTGGTCTAAAAAGATAGGTTAGTAAATGGCTAACTACCCGCAACTCGATAACGCATCAGGCGTTTGGAACCTGCGTGAAGTCTATGACGCGGTAATGGGTGGGTATTGGCCGAATGCAAATTCAAAAGGTTTAGTTGCTGGTGGCACAGATGGTTCTACACCTTACATTAAAAGTATAGACTCTTTTACTATGGCCTCTGCTGGAAATGCATCTTTTTTTGGAGATCTATCTGTAGCTAGATTTTCAGTAGGTGGAATGGGTTCTTTTACAAGAGCTGTTTTTGGAGGTGGTTATTCAGGATCAAATAGTAATGTTCTTGATTATGTAACTTTTTCTACAGAAGGTAATGCTGCGGATTTTGGAGACATGACAGCTGCATATGATTTACCAGCACCAGTTAGTAATTCTATAAGAGGTGTGTTAGCAGGAGGACACCCAGGTTCTTCTCCAGTTAATGTTATTCAATACATAACATTAGCTTCTATAGGTAACGCTACAGATTTTGGTGATTTAACTGCAGCAAGAAGACAAGCTTCAGGTATGAGTTCCCCAACAAGAGGTTGTTTTGGTGGAGGAGCTACTCCATCAATAGTAAACACAATAGATTTTATAGAGATTGCAACAACTGGTAATGCTACAGATTTTGGAGATTTATCACAATCAAGAAGACCTACAAGTTCTAACGTTAGTTCATCAACAAGAGGTATAACTCTAGGAGGGTTTACACCTAGTGTTGTTGGCACTGTAGATTTTATAACAATCGCATCTCAAGGTAACGCAATAGACTACGCTGATTTAGAAACAGTGACAAGAGATGGTGCTGGAATTTCTAATAGTGTAAAAGGTTTTTGTGCAGGTGGTAAATCGCCAACAAATTTAAATGCTATTCAACAAGTTATTATTTCTAATGGAGGGACTTTTACAGATTTTGGAGATATTACTTCTGCAAAAACAGCTGTAGGGGGAACATCAAACTCACACGGCGGACTAAACGACGGGTATCAAGGAACAAGACCATTACCCTATTCACAAAATGGAAACAGAGCAGTATTTGGAGCAGGAATAGATCCAGGATTTGAAGAACAAGTTAGTTTTATAAATATAGCCTCAACAGGAAACGATAGTTTATTTGGTTTTTGGCTTGATGGGGCTCCAGCAACAGGAAATTATAGGTACGCTTCAGCTGGTGGTAATTCAAGAGGAATAGGTGCTGGAGGTAAAGACGATCCAGGAAATAGTAAATCAGACTCTAAATATTTAGTTTTTTCCACAAAAGGAAACATGGCTTCTTTTGGCGACTTAACTGTAGCAAGACATGGAATGGGAGCAACCTCTAACTCAATAAGAAGTGTTTTTGCAGGAGGTGGTACTCCATCAAGAAATAATACCATAGATTATTTTACAACAGCTACTTTAGGTACTGCAGCTGATTTTGGAGATTTAAATATGGGAACTTCTGCATCTTTAGATATGAGTGGAGGAGATCATAACAGAGGAATTTTTGCTGGAGGTAATCCAGCCAGCGGTACTTTAACAAATGCAATAGATTATATAACTTTTTCTACTGTTGGTAATTCAACAGATTTTGGAGATTTAACAGTTGCAAGATCTAGTGGATCTTCTGGACAAATGTGTAGTGCAACTAGATCTATTTTTGCTGGAGGTTTAACACCTTCAGGCTCAGATGTAATTGATTATGTAACTACAGTAACTACTGGTAATGCTACTGACTTTGGTAATATGACAGCGGCAACTGATGAAGCGGCAGCAGCTTCAAGCACGACTAGAGGTGTTATGGCAGGAGGAAGTGCTCCTGGAGTTGTAAACGTAATACAATTTGTAACAATTGCCTCAACAGGTAATGCTTCTGATTTTGGTGATTTAGGAAAAGCAAGACAACAATTCTCTGGAATGTCTGATGCTCATGGAGGACTACAAGGTGGCTAGACAAACAACTTATAAATATAATGTAACAGTAGTTAATCCTGGTTCAGGAAACAAATACTATTTAAATGGTATACTTGTATCTCAAATAACTTTATTTCCTGGATCAACGTATGAGTTCAATCAAGATGATGGCACTAATAGTGGACACCCATTAAGATTTTCAGAAACATCTGATGGATCTCATGGTGGTGGATCTGAATATACAACAGGTGTTACAACATCTGGTACACCAGGTTCAGCTACAGCATTTACAAAAATAGAAGTAACAAGTTCTACACCTTTTGTTTTATATTACTATTGCACAAGTCACTCTGGTATGGGTAACATGGTTCAAGTTCCTGCTAGTCAAGGCTCAAACGGAAGAGGAATAGTTGCAGGTGGTAACGCACCTAGTGCATCAAATGTCATAGACTATATAAATATAGCTTCAACAGGTAATGCTGCAGATTTTGGAGATTTACTTCAAGCACAAGCATCTTTTTCAGGAACAGGTAATCAAACTCAATTAACAACTTTTGGTGGTAATAATCCTGGAAATACAACTCAAATGCAACAGGTTTTGTTTCAAAGTTTGGGTAATGGAAATGATTTTGGAGATTTAGTAAATGCAAATAGATACCTTGCAACAGCAGGAAATAAAATAAAAGCAATTACTGGAGGTTCGAATGGTGGTGGACCAACAGCAGCAGATACAGCTATTCAATGTGTAATCTATGCATCACAGGGACAATCTTTTGATACAGGGGCAGATATGACAAAAGGTGGTTGGGGACAAGCTGCGGCTTCATCTCCAACAAGAGCAATATTTGCTGGTAGACAAAATAATGATTCTTATCCAACACCTACAAATTTATACAGTAACACGATTGATTATGTAGATTTTGCATCAGTTGGAACATGTAGTGACTTTGGGGATTTAGGAACAGGAAGACAATATGGAGGTGGTGTTTCATCAAGCACTAGAGCGTGCATAGGTGGAGGGTCTGTAAGTCCAGGAACAATTACAAATGATATAGAATATATTACAATGGCTTCTACAGGAAACGGAACAACTTTTGGAGATTTAAGTGTATCAAGAAGATTACTTGGTCAACAATTATCTACAAACACGAGAGGAGTTTTTTGTGGAGGATTGACACCAACTCTTTCAAATGTGATGGATTATATCACAATCGCATCAACAGGTAATGCAACAGATTTTGGAGATCTTACACAAGCTAGAGAAAATAACGCAATGGGCTCTGACTCATCGGGAGGATTACAATAATGTCTAATTCAGGAAAAGTTTGGGATATACGAGAAGCTTATAAAAAACAAAGAGGCAATCAATGGTCTTTGGGATCAAGTAAAGGGTTTTATATAGCAGGAACAACACCTTCAGGTGTAGCGGATATTACTACAATAAACATAAACACTACAGGTAATGCTTCAGATTTTGGTGGAGATGTTCTCCCTGAACAAGGAGGTGGTGGAAAAGGATCTAATGCAGGTTCTCCTACTAGAATTATATATGGTGGAGGAGCAACCACACCTGTTGCACCTGCTAACGGAGCCTCTACTGGAATTAGTTATTTTGTTCCAACTCATAGTGGAAACGCTTCAGATTTTGGTGACCTTACAAACAGAAGAACTAGTTTAGCGTCTTTATCTAACAATACTAGAGCATTGTTTGGAGGAGGTTATGATTATGCAGGAGCACCTGCGCCATCAGGAAGTAATAAAGATATAATAGATTTTATCACAATTCAAAGTTTAGGTAATGCTGTAGATTTTGGAGATTTAGTATCAGCAAAACAAAACATGGCTACTGTTGCAAGCACAACTAGAGGAGTATTTTTAGGAGGGTTTGGACCAAGTTCTCCCCATCATTTAGATGAAATAGATTTTGTTACAATTGCTTCTGCTGGAAACGCAACAGACTTCGGAAATTTAACAGCTGCAAGAAGCACTTTTGCTGCTGACAGCAATAATATTAGAGGTATAACTGGAGGAGGTAACCCAGGTCCTTATGCGGGAGGTGAATTAATTACTATAGCTACAACAGGTAATGCTACAGATTGGGGCGATCTAACAACTGCAAGAAGAGATTTAGGATCTACTGGAAATCAAATTAGACAAACTTGGGGAGGAGGAGCAGATCCTTCAATATCTAATGTAATTGATTTTGTAACTCAAGCCTCTCTTGGTAATGCAACTGATTTTGGAGATTTAGCTGTAGCTAACAGGGGTAATGCAGGATCTTCCGATAGTCATGGTGGTTTAGAGTTAGGTTTCTTTCCAAGAGAATCAGTAACCTATATGCCTGGATCAGGAAGAGGGTTTACAAATGCAGGAACAAACTCTGGTGGTTCAGGTGGTTCAATTAATAGAATACAAATGATTTTTGTTCCAACATTAGGTAACGCTTTAGACTTTGGTGATTTAACTTTAGCAAGACAATTACCAGGCTCAACAAATAGTGTTACTAGATCTTGTGTTGCAGGAGGAGAAACTCCAAGTGCACAAACAAATACAATTGATTCTTATGAAATGCAATCTCTTGGTAATGCATCAGACTTTGGTGATCTAACAGTAACTAGAAGAAGTTTTCCAGGTGGTGGTACAAATGGAGCAAGAGGTACTTTTAATGGTGGTAATACACCTTCTGTTTCAGATGTAATAGATTATATAACAATAGCCTCAGTTGGTAATGCTACTGACTTTGGTAATTTAACAGAAGCAAGAGATGCGCCTGCAACTCTTTCAAGTCCAACAAGAACTCTTTCGGGAGGAGGTGGAACACCATCAAGAGTTGTTACAATAGATTATATAACAACAGCTTCAACAGGTGATGCAACAGATTTTGGTGATTTAACTGTCGCTAGAAATCAATTAGCACCTGTGTCATCTACAACTAGAGGTGTTTGGATAGCTGGATATACTCCATCAAGATCAGACGTTATGGATTATGTCACAATAGCTTCAACAGGTAATGCTTTAGATTTTGGTGATCTAGCGCAAGCAAGAGCAGCGGGTGCAGGTATCTCAAATAATACAAGAGGTGTACACGCAGGTGGTGAAGTTCCAGGCACAGACACCACACAAATTGAATTTATAACAATTGCTACTACAGGAAACTCATCTGATTTTGGAGATTTAGTTGAAGCTTGTCAATATATATCAGGAACTTGTGATGCTAACAGTGGTTTACAAAGCGCATAGAATAGTGTAGTATCCTACAAAATGAAAGATATATTTTTCCTACATGGATTACCACGTGCTGGTAACACTGTATTTGGTTCTATTATGAATCAAAACAAAGATGTAGCTGTAACAGCTAATAGTATTTGTGCTGATATACTTGGTGAAATATATTTATTACAAAACACAGATATCTTTAAAAATTTTTCAGATCATAGTTCTTTAAAAAATGTAACAAAAAATATTTTTAACAATTACTACAAAGATTGGAATTACAAATATATTATTGATAGAGCACCTTGGGGACATCCAACAAATTTAAAAAATTTAAAAGAAATAAAATTTAATATAAAAATTATTGTTTTAGTTAGAGACATAATAGAGGTATTAGGATCTTTTTTAAACTGGTCTGAAAGAGAGCCTTCTTCTTTTGTTAATCAATATGAAGCTAAAACAAGAGAAGAAAAATGTCATATGCTAATGAACAAAGAAGGTGTAATAGTCAAAGAGTTAATAGGTATAAAGCATTTGTTGGACTATCAACCTAAAGAATTATATCACGTGATTAATTTTAAAGACTTGGTTGAAGACACAGAAAATATAATAAATAATGTGTATAACTTTTTGGGTATACCCAAGGTAAAACATGATTTTGATAATATAAAACAATTTAAAGTAAACGATATGGTTTACGATGATGCTATCGTAGGAAATGGATTACATACTTTAAAAGAAGGTGCTATAAAAAATTATAAAGAAGACTATAATGCTTATGATATTGTCCCAAAAAACATTATAGATATTTATAAAAAATGTAATTTTTGGATGAAATGAAAGAAGAATTATTACAACTATTTCCAACGCCCTTATTAATTGTGCCTTACGAACAATCAATTGATGAAGAGTTAGCATATTTAAAAACTATTAGTTATCGTGAGCAACAACAAAACGGTAACTATAGATCCGATGATTCATATTTATTACGTCAAGAAAAATTAAAAAACATAAAAAATTTTTTAGGTGAATCTGTAAATAAATTTACTACAGATGTTTTAAACTCAAAGCAAAGATTAGTAATTACTCAGTGTTGGGCTAATAGAAATCCAAAAGGGTCCAAGCATCACGAACATTTACATCCAAATAGTATAGTGTCTGGTGTTATGTACTTTCAAATAAACGAAAAACTACCACCAATACAGTTTTCAAAAACAAATCAAGACGGCATAAAATTAAATCCAGAAAAATATAATCATATAAATTCAGAATCTTTTTTACTACCTTGTAAACCAGGTGAATTAATATTGTTTCCATCTTCATTAAAACACAGTGTGCCTATAAACCAAGGAGATGAAGATAGAATTAGCATATCTTTTAATACTTTTAGTATAGACATACTAGGATCAGAGCAATCTTTAACACATTTAGATATAAGGAGGATGATGAATGAGCACAATTAAAAGTTATATATACGTGGAAAATCACATACCAAAAGAAGTTTGTGAAGAATTAATAGATGAATGCAACAAAGGTATATGGAAAAAACATACTTGGAACAATTATGCAACAGGCACGTTTGAATCTGAACCTACAAAAGAATTAGATGTAATGAATTGCACCAAGGAACAACAAGCAAAGATAACACCATACTTAGTTAAAGCATTAGGTGAGTATCAAGAAAAGCATAGTGTACCAGGAGAAAAAACCCAAGGACCATGGCTCAGTAAATTTAGTCCCATACGTTTTAATAGATATGTTGTTGGTACTATGATGAGAGAACACTATGATCACATACACAGTATATTTGATGGTCAGATGAAAGGAGTGCCGCTAGTTTCTATTGTAGCCAACTTAAATGAAGATTATGAAGGCTCTGAATTCTATTGCAGAGGAGAGAAAATTAAGTTAAAAACGGGTGATATACTATTGTTTCCATCTAATTTCATGTATCCTCATGAGGTTAAAGAAACAACAAAAGGCACCCGATACTCGTTTGTAAGCTGGGCCTTTTAATATATAATGAGGTTATATGCTACAAAAAATAGGTTTTCAACCAGGTATCAACAAACAAATAACAGAAACTCAAGCAGAGGGACAGTGGACAGACTGTGATAATGTTAGGTTTCGTTATGGTATACCTGAAAAAATAGGTGGTTGGAAGCAACTAGGAGATAGTAATCTTACAGGTGCTGGTCGAGGATTACATCATTTTGTAAATAGTTTAGCTAGAAAGTACGCAATCATTGGTACAAACAGAATTTTATATGCATTTTCTGGAGGTGTATATTATGACATACACCCTATTAAATCTACAACAACCCTTACAAGTGCATTCACCACGACTAATGGATCAGCTGAAGTTACAATAACATTTGGCTCAGCACACAACATATCAGCACAAGACATAATATTATTAGATAGTTTTTCTACAATTACTAATTCAAACTTTGCAGCTGCAGATTTTAATGATAAAAAATTTATGGTTACAACTGTGCCTACAAGCACAACATTAACTATTACCATGCCATCAAATGAGTCAGGATCTGGTGCT